TGTCATCACATACAACTAGGAAGTCATAAAGTGCTCTTTGACCTACAAGTTCAAGTAATAAACTTTCAGTTGCTTGTTTGATTTCATCACGTGGAATCTTATCGTTTGGTTCAAACATGAACGGTTTAGCAAGTAGCGTCATTTGACGTCTTAAGTATGCAACTAATCTTGCAACGTTAATTCTATCTAATGAACTTGCGTTCTTTGCTCTAGTGTGTTGACCAAAGTTAACTAATCCGCTACCAGTAATAAATGTTAGTGGGTTAATTTTAACTCCTGCCATTGTTTCACGTACACCGTCATTTAATGCAACTGCGTTAAATTCGCCTTCGTTATCAATGTAACCTACACTTGATGCATTACTAATGCCACCACGTCTTGTTCCTGCTGGAGCAAACCATGGAAACGATACTGCATCACTTACTGCAATAGTACGTAGCATCATGTGACTTGGTGGAACAACAATGTTCTTACCTGACACATCAGTTGTTAAACCTGCTGGATAAAACGCCGCCATATACTCATCATATGATACTAAGCCATCTTCACCGTCTGCACTTGCGCCTGCTGTATTATTACCGTAGTTTTGTAGTGATGTTGCATTTGGTGCTAATCTAAACGGAGTATCAGCAACAACAAATCCTGTTAAGCCTCTGTCTACGTTTAGTCCAATTAAGTTACTTGCAAGTTCTGGATATCCAGGAGCACTTAACAATGTAAAGTTACGTGTTTCTTCATCACGTAGTAACTCATTTGCATCTACTGCACTTTTAAGTCCTGCAACAATAGTTTGACGTTGTGAATGTCTACCAAACAATCCTGAACCGTCTGCATTAACTGTGTTCCAGCCAATCCAACGTGCAGTTTTATAGTTTGCCATTGCTTCATCGCCAAAGCGTTTGTTTAGTCCACTGTTTGCTGTTATATCAATTTGATTTGCTACAAATTTCTTAACATTAAAACCTGAACGTCTTGTATTCCATAATAACATACCTCTTGGGTATAAGTCTGGATCTGGAGCATCTGGATCAACATAGTTTGAACTTAACAACGTTTCAATTGTTGCCGCTGTGTCACCTGTTGCACCACTTGAACCGTAACGTGCATCTGCAAAAAGAATTCCATCTTCTGTAGTTTGATCTGTTACGTCAATTAATACCCATTCAGTTGCTGAATTATCCCAACGGTAAACTTTTGCACCGTATTGGTCAACGTCAGCAGTTGAAATCCAAATATCGCCTTCAACTAAATCACTAGCATCTGACTGTCCACCTGTTTTTAATGGAGCAGTTGCTGATACAATAGGTCCTTTAGGATCAGTTGCACCTGCTAATGGTGTGTAGTTTAAATAACCTACCCACTTGCTTCCATCATGTACCATAATGTCTGCTTCGTCTAGTGTAGTGTTATACCATAACGTACCATCTGCTGGAGTTGCTGTTGGAGCATTATCACTTGCTTCATATACAAGTGGTTTCCAGTTACTAATGATATGTGAATGATTGTCATCTGCGCCTGCTGTGTAATAATTTGCTGTACCTGTTTCAACACCTGCACTTGAACGTGCCCATGCTGTGTAACCTGCACTTGCTAAAATACTTGACGCATCTGTAATTTTAATTTCGCCACCTAATGCATGACTAATTGAAAGGTAACCATTACTTACTGTTGCAGTAATGTGTTCAAAGCCTGCCGCACTAATTGCTGACGCAACTCCTTCAACTGTCGCTGTTGATACTGTTACAGTTTTAGCAGTTTGATAAACGTTACTACCGTTATCTGTTTCTGCCATTGTAAGTGTTCCTGTTGCAACAACTGGATTTGCACCTTGTTCAATACCTGTTACGCTAGTTGGTGAACTTGTTACTCTTCTGTATAATTTAAAGTTTACAAGTTTTTCAACACCTGTTGTACTATCTTCTGATGTTCCTCTACCTGTAATGTTTGCAAGAGCAAATACTGTACCTGCAGGTATAAGTGTTCCACCAGTAGCATCAATTGTGTTTACTGCTTCTTCTCTAGTGTTGTAAAGTGGAGCAACTGTTGTTGACCATACACCTAAACTGTCATTCCAAACTTGAACTTTAAGATTAGCACCTAAGTTTGGTGAAGTAGTTTTCATCCAAACACTTCCGCTTGGTTTAATTCCGCTTCTAGAAGTTCCTGCTACTGTTACAGTATCAGTTGACTTCCATGTTGGAACATTTGAGTGTTTTGAAATTTGTACAGCCGCACCTGAATAATAAGTTGCTGTAATTCCAGTGTCTGCTTTTAATGTACTTCCTACTAAATCTTCAATAACAATAGCACCATCATCTGTAGTACCATCTGAAGTTGAAGTTCCGTCACTGTATATTTCTAAAATGCCTGTGCTTGTAACTTTTGCACCAACACCTGTTATACTTGCACCGTTAATTGTGTTTGCAAGTGCAGTAACAGTTGTACCTGAAAGTGTAACACTTGTTCCGTTAATTACAAGTCCTTGACCATTTCCTAATGTTGGACTTGCTACTGTGCCTTGTATTGTTGGCCAACTTGATGCCCAACTATCTGAAGTAAAAGTTGAATCACCACTTGTTAAAGCGGCAATGTTTGCACTAGTTGTTGAACCTACTTTAACCCATGCATTATCTGCATTTTTATAGTAAGCATCGTTTGATGTTCTAGCAGTTACGATTGCGTAATCACCTTTTGCACCTACGCTTGGTTTTGGATCACCGGAAGATAAATTACTAACAAGTTGTGTAGCGGAGTTAAGAACTAAAGGAATCTTGTTTGTAAATTTTTGTGTTGCTCGGTTCCATTCAAATATACCAAATAATGAATCGTTTGTATCTAACCAATATGTGCCATCTGCTGGCGTACCTGCTGGTGCTGATGCAGAACCTTTAAGTTCTCCTAAGTCAGCATCTGCTCTTACAATGTATGCTCTATTTGCTACACCTAAGAATGAATATGCAGATTGTAGTCCGTATTCATTTAGTTCATTGCCGTGTAATGGATTGTTAGATGAATCTGTATAAAACGTTGGATTACCAAACGTTTCTGTTAATTCTCTTTGTGATGTAATTAGGTATGGTGTACCAGCATTAGATTTAATTGTTCCTTGTGCTGTTCCTGTACCTGCGCCGTTTGGCTTATTAGCGGCAGTTGCTACGATAATTAGTGGTACCGTTGCGGCCGCGGCTGGCGTATAAAAACTTTCGTCTATTACGCTAACTTCAACTCCTGGTGATGTAAGTGCCATCTTGTTACTCCTTTAAATTAAGTTCTTAAACATATTTAGCCATGTTAGGCAAATTTGCGGTATTACATATGGCGAAAAAGGTAAGGAAAAGGGCTGGTAAATATGTATATGACTAGACCTTTATGTAAAACATGCAACCGTAGGCCCTGTGCAGTCAATTATAAGAAGGCTCGCAAGACCTATTATAGAAGTAAATGCGAACAATGTGCAAGGGGTAGAACACCTACAGTTCCACTATGGCATCAACTTGGTTATAGACAAAAGGATAAATGCGATAAGTGTGGATTTACAAGTAAGCATGAAGAACAGTTTGCAGTATATCATATTGATGGTAATCTAACAAACTGTCGACATAATAATCTTAAAACAGTATGTGCTAATTGTCAACGTGTATTACACAAGGAAGGATTTACTTGGAAGCAAGGTGATTTAACACCCGATTTCTAAGGAATTCAACAGTACCATTATTTTCAATAGTAGCATCAAAATCAACATTACACCATGCCCATTCTGATATGTGTACTTCAGGATGATTTTCTTCCATCTTATGTGCAACTACAATATTCTTAGCACCTTTGTTACTATTAACTTGACGCATTTGATGTTGTGCAGTACTCCACCATTCAGGGTCATCTCCACGTTTTACACGCCAAAGATATCCACCTATTGAACGTAGCATATTTGCTTCGTTTTCAAAACGCACATCTGGAATTACAAATTTTCCTTGTGGATTATCTAATAGTTGTTTTTTAACTAAACTAACCCATATGCCATCGTAGAATCCGTTACGCATACAATCAGTTCCAAATAGTTGTAATACTAGTCTTGGTGTAACAGGACTTCCTGTTTCAGTACTCCAATAAGGATCAACTTTTTCACGCCATGCACGAGAGTCTGGGTTATTGCCTTCAAGCATTTCTCTGTCCCAGCCAAATACACTAGCAACGCCGTCTTTGAGTTTGTCTGCAAAAGATAGTTTTGTAAATCCCTGTTGTTCAACTAAAAAGTCTGCAACAGTTCCTTTACCTGAACCTATAAGTCCACAAATACCAATTATCATAAAAGATTCCTTATTAAAAGTATCTCTAAATTGTATAGTCATTGTGTAGGAAAGTCAAGTGTTTTTTAGCCAATTACGAATGATAATGGTTTAGAACCATCTACGTAATTTGCCAAGTCCATTTCCAATTTCTCCATTTCGGCCATTGCATCTGCTTTGAGAGCATCACCGTTGAGTGAAGTTCCGCCTTGCGGTGTTGATATGGTTGCAAATTTGCTTCGTGCTTCACCTAGCATATATTTACATACTGCTAGTGTGTAGTCTTTAAGCCATTGTCCAGCATAAGGATCACTTAATAGATTAAAGTCTGGACGATAATTGTATAGTTGCATTAATACTTGTTCGTCTGATCTAGGACGTTGCATAATTGTAAGTTTCTTACTTACAGGATCAAACTTAAAGTTAATAAAACTACCAAACATTTTACCAACTAATTCTTGATATCCTGCAAAAGCATAATACGTACCAAGTCCACCCATTTGTGATGAACTTAAAAGATATGAATTTGAATAAGCCAAGTTAAACGGTTCGAATAATGTTCCACCATCTCCGCCACCTGAACGTGAACCAATTGAACGTCTAAAAAGTTCTCGTACTTCTATTACTTCATTAGGTAAAATATAATCGTTTGTGTCTTCTTGAAACTCCAGTATAGCATATGATTCTTCTACAGCGTTTTCACTACGTTGTCTAAGTTTGCCAAGTGCTTTTTCTAATGCTACATCATAATGGTTAGGATCGAGTTCAATGTCGATCATACCATCGCCGAGCATTGTTCTAACGTAATTAAAGACTGCCTGTTTCTTATTTTCTAAATCATTGCTCATATAAAGTTTCCTCTGTTAAACATATTTATTCTATAAATACAATTACTATGCCCAGACTCAGTTTATATAAACCGGAGAAATCCGCAGATTATCGCTTTATAGACAGGAATGTTAACGAATCCTTTCAAGTAGGCGGTACAGACATATTCATACACAAGTACGAAGGTCCTGTCGATCCTGGTGCTGATAAAAGCACCCCAAGTCAACCTTATGGAACAAACGATATACCTGAGACAAAAATACAAGATTTATTGTTTTTAGAAAACAGAGATAGAAAATATTCAGATGATGTGTATGTTATCCGCGGCATTTACAACGTACAAGATTTAGACTTTGATCTTTCACAATTTGGAATGTTCTTACAGAATGATACTATTTTTATAACATTTCATATGAATTCAAGTGTTGAAAATTTAGGGCGTAAATTAATGAGTGGTGATGTATTAGAACTGCCACACTTAAAAGATGAATATGCACTTAATGATTATGGTGTTTCACTTAAACGTTTTTATGTAATAGAAGATGTAAGTCGTCCAAGTGAAGGATTCAGTCAAACATGGTACCCACATTTATTAAGAGCAAAATGTAAACCAATACTTGATAGTCAAGAATTTAAAGAAATATTTGATAAAGATAGTGGCGAAGGAACAGGATCAACAATACGTGATGTACTATCAACATATGAAAAAGAAATGCAAATTAACGAAGCAGTTCTTAACCAAGCAAATGAAGATATTACAGGCGATCCTGAACAACCAGTAATTAGTGGTTATGATACAAAGCAATACTTTGTAGTACCAACTGATGATAAAGGTAACATTGATATTAATGATGACGGGTCAAGTACTCCAACATTAAAAACTGCAAAAGGAAACTTTTATGTTGGTTATCTTACTGAACAAGGAGTTCCACCAAACGGTGCTTTATACAGTTTTGGATCTCAGTTTCCACAAGCGGCCAGTGATGGTGAATTCTTTTTAAGAACTGATTACTTTCCAAATAGACTTTTCCGTTACAACGGTAATAGATGGGTTAAATATGAAGATGCTGTAAGAGTTGAAACACCTAGCAGTGATACTGCTAAAAATCAAATTGGTACATTTGTTAATAACAAAAGTAAAAATACTATTAACGATAAAGAAGTTGATGAACGTCAAGCATTATCACAAGTACTTAAACCAAAGGCAGATAATTAATGCAACATTTTTATGATGGACAAATAAGACGCTTTGTAACACAGTTTGTTCGTGTTATGAGTAACTTTAGTTACAAAGATAGTGCAGGCACTTTACGTAAAATACCAACAAGTTACGGAAATCTTACTAGACAAGTAGCACATATTATTAGAGATAATAGTGAAAATAAAGTTGTTAGTGCGCCTCGTGTAAGTTGTTACATTACAGGTTTAGAATATGCACGTGATAGAGTACAAAATCCAACACATGTTAGTAAAGTACATTTACGTGAAAGAGATTACGATTCAGCAACAGGTGAATATTTAGATACCCAAGGACCTGGTTATACTGTTGAGCGTGTTATGCCAGTACCATTTAACTTACAAATGAAATGTGATGTATGGTCAACTAACACTGATCAAAAATTACAAATTATGGAACAAATGCTAGTATTGTTTAATCCTAGTTTAGAAATACAAAGTACAGCAAACTATGTTGATTGGACAAGTTTAAGTTTGATTGAACTTCAAAGTGTAAACTTTAGTACTAGAAGTATTCCGCAAGGAACAGAAACAGAAATTGATATTGGAGAACTTACATTTACAATGCCTATATGGATTACACCTCCAGCAAAAGTAAAACAGTTAGGTGTAATTGAAAAAATTGTAATGAGTGTATTCGACGAAACAGGAAGTATTTCAGACGGTATTATTGACGCCGCTGATCCAATGGCAACAGTAAATGTTACACCAGGAAACTTTGGCTTGTTAGTATTAAACAATACTGCTAAATTATTAGCACCTGCTGAAGGAGTATCAGAACCAACACCAGGTAACTTTGATAGAACCGGAGAGGCTGTTAGTTGGTTTAAACTATTAGATCAATATCCAGGCAAATTTAGAGCAGGGTTAAGTACAATAAGATTAGCAAAAGCAGACGGCAACGAAATAGTTGCAACAGCAAGTGTAAATCCAACTGATGACACACAAATAGTTTTAAACTTTGATAGTGATACAGTACCTGGAAACACAATCCTTACAGATAGTGTTGCTAGTAGAGGAACTATTGATGCTATAATTGATCCATTAACATTTAATCCAGACTTAGACAACCTAGCACAAGGTACACGTTATCTAATTCTAAATGACATACATCAACACTTAAAGAATGACAGTTCAGATTCTAACATGAATGCTTGGCAAAATGCAGATGGTACAGTTGTACAAGCAAGTACAAATGATATCATTACATGGAATGGAAGCAACTGGGAAATTACTTTTGATGCAGGCTCTAATGATGAGCGTGCCGATTCTAGCGTAGCACAGACCCCTGTCTACATAACTAATACATATACAGGAGTACAGTACAAGTTCACAAATGATGCTGGCGCCTGGTTAAAAAGTTATGAAGGTGAGTATTTAAAAGGGTCATGGCGACTAGTACTATAAAAGATAAAAACATTGTTTGCAGTGGAGCATTATTTTATGCTCGTAATACCAAACGATTTCTATTCTTAGAACGCACTAAAACAAAAACTGCTGGACAGTGGGGACTTGTTGGCGGAATGGCTGAAGGAAATGAAACTCCTTGGACAGCACTTGAACGTGAAATAAGTGAAGAAGTTGGAAAAACTCCAACAATTAAAAAAGTTATTCCTTTAGAAATGTTTACATCAAACGATAGTAAATTTCATTTTCATACATATCTTGCTATTATTGATAATGAATTTATTCCTATATTAAATGACGAACATAGTGGTTATGCTTGGACTAATGTTAACTGTTGGCCTAAACCATTACACATAGGATTGCGTAATACATTACAAAATCGTGTAATAAAAGATAAGTTACAAACAGTTTTAGATTTAATTGTTTAAGTTACGTTTGATAAATCAAGATAGTTATAATCCATCTTAATACCTAAACTTTTTGGAAGTATATTGAACGCAATAGTTACACGTTCTTTATCGCTTGGCTGACTATCATGTACTAGATAACTTGGAAATAATAATAATCTTCCAGGCATAGCATTAATAGTAAATATTTCACTTGTAAATGCAGTATTTTCTGCACTGCTAGTTTTTATAATTTGTCTTGTTTTATCGTGATTGTAAATTCTAGTTGGAGTATTTTCTTCAAAATATAATACACCACTTATTAAACTGTTTGAGTGAAAGTGTGAATAGATATTTCCGCCTGCTTTTTCGTCAGTGTTTGGTGCATACTTATTACCCCACATCTGAGTAATAAAATATTCTTCTTTTCTCCAACCTACTGTTTCACTAAATGCACATGCACTATCCAGGATACTTTTTACAGTATCTTTCATATAATCTCTTTTGTGTAAGTCATCTTCACTTTGTAAGAAACTATCACCTTGTACCCAATTTACTTTGGATATATCTGGAAGATCAATAGTTGTAGTTGCAATTGGTATTGGAAAGATACCGCTAATGTTCAGTTCATTCTTCATACAAATAGTTATATAATAAGTACTACTACAATGGACAAACTGAAGATTAAATTTACTAAACCCCCCGGAGCAATTAATAGTTTAACAGCACAACAAGTAGTTGTTGATAAATTTGAAGATTGGGAAGAAATTCCTGATCCTATGCCTGCTACAAAGATGGTACCTGATTGGTTTAAACAAACTAAACCATTAGGAGGTCCTATTGATACTATGCCTACTATTAAGAAATGTCCACCATTTTTAGATGCAATAACATCAGGATATATAATTAATTTTTGTTCTACACTTAATGTTAAACACATTACAGATTCACAAGTTTCTAAAACAGGTAAAGGGTCAATGTTTATGAGTTCACATGCTATTGGGCAGTTTGAAAATGCTCCGTGGTATGGCAAACCTGTATTAAAATTTGCTAGTCCGTGGATTATTGAAACTCCGCCAGGTTGGAGTTGCTTTTTTACTCACCCATTAAATGTTCCAAATGATCAATATCATATGTTGAGTGGTATAGTTGATACAGATACGTACAGAGTTCCTGTTAATTTTCCTTTTGTAATGAACACGCCGTTAGGAGGAGAATTTAATTTTGATACTAAAACTCCAATGGTACAAGTTATTCCTTTTAAAAGACAAGATTGGGAAATGGAAGTTGGTACAACAGATTGGGACGAATGGAAGACTCACCAAGGAGTATTAGGAAACTCTGGTGACGAGGCTTATAAAAAGAACTTTCATATAAAGAAAAAATTTACTTAGGAGTAACTGTAACAGTGCCCATGCCCTGTTTTACTTCAAACTTAACACCTTTATCATCGCCTACAATTTGAATGTCAGGACCACTAATACGCACAAGGTTAATCATTATATCGTAACGACTGCGTTTATCAGGGTTACTTAATATATCATATGCTTCTTTAACTTTTTGAAAAACTTTTGGATCACCTTTTCTATCAGGGTGAGTTTTCATAGACAATTTTCTGTATGCTTCTTTAATTTCACTTTGAGAAGCACTAGCGTTAACGCCTAAAACTTTATATAAATTATCTTCTTGCGTCATAGAGCAAATCGATTTCAGTAATTGAAATTTTAGCGTCTACAAACGTACTATCTTCGCCGTATTTAATTGGCTTAACTGCAACAAACCCGCCGCGAACGTTTGGCATTATTTCAACACAGTTAGGTGGAATAATAAGATCATAATTTTCAGCAGTAATCAATTCGTTTTGTGAATTTTCATCTGTTGTAAATCTTAAATGAAATGCCGAATTACTTGTTGCTACTCTTACTTGTTCAGTAAAGAATGGCCCCATTCTAAAACTTGCCTCACCTGTGACGTCTGTTACTTCATATACGTTGGTTGTATAAAATCTTTTAATCATGCTCATACAACTATTTATATGTTCTTATACCATTTTGTGAGATAGTCATAATGGTTGTCTAAGTCACGCATTGTACGATCTATACGATAGTTTTCACTATCAACATAACTTTCTGAATATTTCAAATAATCATCACTCATAAAAGAAATACTTTTGTCATAAAAGTCACTGCCGTATAACATTTCAAACCATTGTCCTGTATGAAACATACTAGTGATTCCAGGTAGGAACATACTATCTTTTGGACCGGGTACAAACATTTCTAACCTTTTCTTACATGTATCTGGAAGTTCTTTGCTTGTAACATCTCTCCAAAATTGTGTGTCTTTTCTAGAAGCAAATTTATAGTGTGTAAAAATAAAATCTCTAATTTCATAGTACATTGATAACCATTGATTATTAATATAATGTAAATTATCCTTACCCCATGCACCGTCACTAAATCTTAAACTTTCTACTAAAAATTCAACTGACTTTGTAGTAAATGTTATTCCTGTTGCTTCTAATGGCTCTACAAATCCTGCACTTAATCCTATTGCTACTACATTATCGTGTGCAATACCTTCGTGTGTACCAATACGCATTTCTAAATGATTTGCAGGAGCATCAAACTCACCAATTGCTTCACGTAATTCTGCTTCTGCATTTTCTTTTGAACAGTATGCATCACTGTAAACATAGCCATTACCAATACGATCATAAGTTGGAATAGTCCAACGCCAACCGTTTTTCATAGTAGTTGCTTTTGTATAAGGATGACATTCTTCTTGTGGATTTTTATATTGTGTAGGAATAGCAACTGCTCTATTACATGGTAAATTTTCACTTTCGTCTATATATCTAACACCTAATGTTTTTCCTAATAATAAACTTTTAAATCCACTACAGTCTATGTATAAATCTGCGTGGTATTCAGCACCAGAAGCATCACGTAAACATTTTATACCTTGTTCAAACGTATCTACTTCAGTAATTTCTGTGTCAACAATATCAATTTTATCTTTAATATTTTCTTTTACTGCTTCGCCAATTTTATGTGCATCAAAGTGTACAGCGTCCCATGATGGTGTAAGGAACCCGTGTGTAAAATCCATAACATGACTTAGTTTTGGAGATTTATTTGCTTTAGCAAGTTTATAACTTTGTACAAAGTTGAAAAATTCTTTTTTACTTTTACCTAACCAATAATTAAATGTTGGAATTTCAGGACCTAATACAAAACTGCCATAATCGTCATTGTCTACAAAATAAGGTTCATCGCTCCAGCCGTTAAATTCTACACCTAACTTATATGTTGCTCTTGCAGATTTCATCCAATCAACTGGCTGTAATCCACACTTACGTAAAAACTCTGTAGTGTAAGGTTGTGTACCTTCTCCTACTCCAACAATACCAATCTTACTACTTTCAATTAGTTGTATCTTTACTGCACCTGGTATCGTGTTTCTTAAATATGCGGCTGTTAAGTATCCACTTGTTCCGCCACCTAATATACAAATATTTTTAATCATTTTATCTCCGCATAGTTAAAGTGTTCTTGATTTCCTAATTTAGTCGGTAACATATTAAAACTAAGAGTATAGCGAGGCTTAGGTGTTATATTTTTTTCACTTCTGTGTTCAATATAACTAGGCCATAATATTAATTTATTAGGCTCTGCTTTACTGCTTATTCTGTCTGTTAAAAACGGACTATTTCCATCTCTAGTAACACTAATTGTATTTCTCATTTTACTTATCGGATTATAAAACTCTGTACCACCTTGATCAGGCGTACTATTCAAATAATATACTCCACTTAATAAACTGTTAGTATGTGTATGTGGTCCAATACTTTGACTATTGCTAAATTTATTCATCCACATACTAGTAATGTATAAATTTTCAGGTTGATAACCTATTTTATTACAATATTCTAATCCGCACTTAATAATTGTTTTAGTAAAAGATTCAAATGCTACATCTTCTTGTAGATTTTGTTTAGAAATCTGATACATAGGAAATTCTTCAAATCCTTGCTTATGATTTGTCCACTCTACAGCATCAATCATATTATGAATATCCTGATCTGTAATATCAAGTTTAAATTCTACAAATCCTGTTGGAAATAATCCAATAGTATTAGATTCCATAATGTCTACCTCTAGAGTTTTTACCTAAATTCTTTAGATTAAAAGTATATGGTATAACAATACGTTCTTGTAACTCTATTCTATTTGTAAAATTGTTTTGTCCTGTCATATGCGGGATATCACTTCTAAAAATTACGCACTGTCCTGTTTTAGCAGGAACATAAAATTCGCCTTCAGTGTCTACAGTTCGTTGTTTAAAGTCAGGTTGCCATGGTTGCCACTTTATATCAGGTTGAAGTAATCCTAGTGGAGCAGAACCTTCAGGTGCATGTAAATAATAGACTGTACTTAATAGTGTATTTGCATGTATGTGCGGTTTATGTGTACTTGCTCCTTGTTTACTTAACACTGCCCAACTGTTTGCAACAAATATATCGTCAACATCGATATCCCAACCTATACTGTCAGAAAATTTATGTACTTGTTCTATAAGCCAAGTATTCAGATGTTGCATTTCATCATGTTGATGAATACTTTCGTCAGTTACGTAACCTAAACCTTCACCGTTATCAATACTATTGTCTTTTTCAAGACGTTTTATTAAATTGTAAATATCTTTATGGTCATTACATTGATCAACAGAGCGTTGTGCAATACCAACATTAGTAGGCCATATAGAATTTACTTGCATTATAGAAACTCCTTGATATCTTTTTCAAAAAAGATTCCTTTATCATAGTATCCGTCATATCGTTGATCAGCATAAGGACCATTTGCGTCTACATAATGTAAAAATACTTGACCTAATTTATAATCCTCAATTTCGCATTTATTACGCCAATGCATTACTTCACAACCTTTGTATAAAACAGCATCTCCATCTTCTAAAAACACTTCTTTATCTTCAATAACAATAGGCCAGTTGCCTTTTCCGTTATCACGTAATTTTACAGTTAAACTATATTCACATGCAGGTCTATCCCTATGCTTAGGCATAGCATTTCCAGTAGTATACAAACGTGCATATGTATATGTTGGAAATAATGATAAACCTGTAAGACCTTCTACTTTTTTATGCATAAAATTTAGAAAAGCATCAAATGTTAAGTCTCCACTTCTTGGACCTAAACACCCAGGAACCATTTCGTCTCCTGTTTTTGCTTGTGGATCTCCTTCTTTAATATAAACCTTAGTACTAAACTCTAAGTATTCATATAAGAAATGTGCTGTTTCAAGTTCAACAAAGTTTTTTATAAGTTTATACTGCTCCATTAAGTAATATTTTCCCTTTTCTTTCTTAAAACAAAGATACCTAATCCATTCCAATAATCATCTGGATCTTCTCCAGTAGTTTGTAATTGTTTTTGAAATAATATTTTGTAATCTTTCTCTTTTATATGCTCATTGGTAGCATTTTGTATTTGTATCCAGTTCCAGTCATCCATAATCAATACAAAGGTCTCTTCAAACTTATCATAGTACCTTGATAAAAAGTTTTTTGTTTGTTCATATGTGTGATCTCCATCATAAAATACTATATTACTAGTATGTGGAATATTTGTCAAGTCTAAACTTTCAACAGGCTCATTAAAACCTAATACTCTATTTGGTCCTTTTACTTTGGACATATTATGTTGGAAGATCTTTAATGGATTACCATCTTTTCCTTGCCAACCATCTACTTCACGCATTGGTTCTATATCATTAGTGTGCCAACTATCAATACACACTGCTTGTATATTGTTTCCTTCTAATGCACTACAAAATGTTGCACCATGCCATGTACCAATTTCTAAATATCTTACATCTTTTGTTTCACACAAGTTGTTTAAGAAATGCTTAATCTTATGACTAGTTAATCCTTCAATTTGTAAGGTATTTTCAGACAACTTACTTGTATGGTCCATGCTTTTTTCAATAGCATTGTTAATTGAACTTATAAACTTATTTTTTGTTTTAGCACTTACTACATCTTCGCAATAATGACATTTCCAGCAGTCAAATTTGCAATTTTTAATTTTATCACGCCATACTTTAATTGGTTTATTATCTAAATCACCAACATCAATAAATTCATTAAAATTATCGAACAATATGTCTTGCTTACTTGCAAACCGTTCAACTAAATCCACTGTTTCCCATAATCTTTCAATTGACTCTCTACCATGCATCTTAAAAACATCAATTCCAGCGTCCATTAGTTCTACCCAGTCTTCTCTCCACGGAGTAAAGTTTGCTACTTTTAGTTGAGCGGCTGGATCCATAGCGTCCCATCTAGGACATGTAGGTTTAGATATTGGATCCATAAAGAAAGTAGGCGACATTGCTTCTTGTCTACTAAAATTAAACTCAAAATGTTCATCTTGTACAGGACAATTACCCCAACACCCTTCATTGGCTAGTAAACTTATTTTAAAGTCAGGACAAATGTTCTTTCTTACGTATTCTTTGGCTTCTTTTATTTCTAAAAGTTTGTCTTTATCACGCATTAAGTCTCTATCTAAGTTTACGTAATAAAATCCTGCTTCTGCAAGTTTTACAACTTCGTTTGCACGTTGTACATTACGTAAAATTGTGTTTTTTACACGTAACTCAGGATATGCTTTTTGAATTGCTCCTTGTAACATCCACATAGTATGAGGAAGTGTTGCTATACGTACACCTGCTTCGTATAACGGTGCAAAGTTTTTAATCCATGTTTGTAAATTCTGCATAGTTGGTGGCACATTAATATTATTAAATGTTGCACTAACAGGTATGCCGATTATTTCTTGTATTTGAACTGCGTTATCACTAATTGCTCCCCAATCGCCTTGATGGAAAACATCACCCATAGCATCTTGGCCAAACGGAGGTATACGACTAGTAAAGTATACATCATATATATACTTTTTATTTTTTTCTAAAAACGGAATAAATCGTTTTGTAAAACTATCGTAATCTAGTTTTGGATTCAGGGGAATCGAGAAGTTTTGCATTTTCTTGTACTGTGTCCTCAAGTTTTGGAACAATATCTACATTGTCCTTTTCTTTTAGCATGTTAATTAATTTCTGTTCAACATCTTTTTCAATAGCAACAATACCAGTTTCAAATTGTTTAGTATATTCTAATGCTCCGCGAATAATTTTATCTTGATCTGCATGAGGCATATGCATAATACTTTCAAGATTACCTGTACCAATTTTACCATATGAAAGCATTTCCATTGCCGCTTGTTTTCCCATACGTGAAATCCAATATTCTCGTTCTTTGGCTTCTTTATCATTTGACATGTCTAACATAGCATCTTTGTTAGGCATTAATGTTTTAAATTTCTTTAAAAATCGATCACGTTCTAAACGTACACCAGCAATCCTACGCTTGTTACGTTCTAAATGATTTTCAAATTCTTCAATTTCAATCTCTAATAACTTTGATTTAGCAGGAGAAGTTTCTTGTTCAAGTTCTTCTTTTTTAATGTCAATTTCTGCTTGTTTTTTTCTGTCATCGAATGTACGATCTTCGATGGTTTGTGTTCTATGTTCAATCTCAACTAAACACTGTTTTGCTTTACGCCAATCAGTAATGTTAGTATCTACAACATAACTATCCATTTGGTACTTACTGTACGCATAGTCAAAACCTAGCGAAAAGTCTATAATTTCATCGTTTGATAGTTCGTCAGACATGTTAACTCCTTATTAATAACATTAGTTATCAGAGTATTTAATGTGACTAGATGTTCTTGAATAGTGTACGCATTGGAGTTACTTCTGCAACATCTTTACCAAAATCAACTTCTAAGTATTTTTCAACAAATGCTTGTACTTGTGCTATTGTTGTACAGTTGTTTAATTCTTTGCGTAATTTTGTAGATACTGCTAACACTTTGGCTACTTTTGTTTGATATTCTTCATTGTTTTTAATGATACTATCAGCAAAATTAGATGGTGTTACACCTTTTGCATCAGCAAGTAATTTAAGTAATGTACCTGTACTTCCGGATTCTTTGTATGCTAGTGCTTGTTGATATTGTAAATCCCATGTTTCTTTTTCAATAGGACCTCTATCTACATCAATTGCAGTGTATGCCATGTATGCAAATGTTGCAATTTTTCCTGTAATCCATGATTTATCATAATCTATAATCCAAGCCGCTTCAGAATTTGTCCATGGTAGTTTAGTTTTTTCCCATGTGTTACCTTCAGGGTCTCTGTCAGGCATTCCTGGTGCTGGTGTTTTAGTTGGTTTCCATGTATCAGAAATTTCACCAGTTTGATCACAAGTCCAATATTCGTTATAGGACTTCATAGAATTCGTTACACCTTTCTCATATGCTTCATCAGTAAACTTTTTAGCATATATAAAACTTGACCAGTCGATGTATTCTAATGTTGCATCATTAATCTCTGCAACAATTCCACCAAACTCAGTTTTAATTGTTCTTATGTAACCGTTTTCTTGTTCTCTTCCAAAATATAATAATTTCATTTTTAAATCCCTGTACTAAAGCACGCCCCTGATGAACATCCAGGCTGGCCTTTTGGTTGTAATGCACTTTGTCCACTTGATCCGTTACTCATACTATCATTTGAATATGTAAGTTTCCAACTGTCGTTAGCCTGACCATTTGAACCCTGCCACATACCAACTGAATATCCTGCATCTTGACCCATCTGCATGTTATGCTCACCCTGTGTGTTCTGACCATTCGGGAAGTTACCAATTGTACCTTGCGAACTGTCATTACTTGAGTTGACTTTTTCTAAGTTACGTGAGTTGTTTGGTGGCCCAATGTAGTAGTAACCATACTTACTTGTTAAGCCTTTTGAGTGAGTACCTTGTGTACCAAACATACCACTCCATGATTCTGTACTAAACGAAATCTTTCTGTGTGTACCATTCCAGTGATAACCAGCAGTACTACTCCATGCCGCTCCAACATAGTCAGAACTTAAACCTGAGTTGTTAACGTTTGTACGCATTGTTTCTGTAGAGTGATTCATAATGTCTGTATTAGCACTACCACCACCTGTGATTACACTAAACTGTGTATCATAGTTTGAAACACCGTGGTCATTACGTCCAGTACTCATGTTCAACGAACTATTATTGTAACCCTTACTACTATCGTTAGTCATATTAAATGCCCAACCTCTGTTAGAGTTTGTAGGATAACTTGGATCGTTACCCCATGACCAACCTGTTACATCACTATGTCCACCGTCCATATATGTACCTGGTTGACTCATTATGTTACCTAAGTTATTTGAAGTATCATTTGAGTGACTTGTTCTGTTAACGTTTGACCATGGAACCGAACTCTTATATCCCCCTGCCATATAACCTCTGTTAATAACAGTTCTATATCTCCAAGTAGTTCTACCTTTAATATTAAACGTTACATCATCACTTGCTGGGAACGCCGCATCGTCTGTAACTCTAATAGTTACTGAACCTGTTCTGTCGTATGCTCTGTTCAACCAACTGTGATTAATTGTACCACTAATCAAACCTGTTCCTGCATTTAAACTTAGACCGTTACTGAATAATCCTTCAGGGTCTGCTTGTACACTGTAACTAACTGTTTGTCCTGGATCTGGTTCATTTGCTGTAAGTTGGATACTTGTTGTACCGTATGTACTATCACTTGTTGTACCATCGTCACCACCCGGTGTTGTACCTGCTGTTGGTGATGTAAATGTTGGTGCAGTATTCTGTAAAATCTCTATTGAGTAAATTACATCAGTGTTTGTTGTACCATTTGTACCTTGTGAAGCAAATCTAACTGTAAATGTTTTAGTTGTTGTACTTGGAACACTTGGTAATGTACCTGTAATTGCACCAGTTGCACTGTTCATTGTCAACGGACCGCCTTGGTCTGCAAATAAACTTCCTGCATCAAGTATAACAGTGTAAGTAATTGTATCACCATCTGCATCTGTTGCTGTACAACTTGTAATATTAACTGTTGTAGTTTCTGAGAAACTACCTAAACTACCTGCTGGTGTATTAGCATTAGGAGCATTATCAATTTCAATACCTCTTGGTAATGTTGATTTAGATCCGTTTGTAGTTGTAAGTTCTACATTGTATCTACCTG